CTGAAGAATGTACTGCTCTGTTCAAACGTCCAAATAATCTTGAGCTCGAAAAAGTATATTGTCCCTACTTTCTTTACAGTAAGAAGAGATATGCAGCTAAACTTTGGACAAAGAATAAACAAGGTGAAATGAATATGGACTACATAGACATTAAGGGTCTTCAAGTTGTTCGTCGTGACAATACAAAGTTTGTGAGAGAAGTCTGCAAGGAATTGTTGGATGTTGTCTTGGAGAGTAGTGATCCGGAGCCAGCCAAACAATTAGCACTCGAAAGAGCCATCAACTTATTGGAAGGGCATGTTCCAAATGAAAAGTTGGTTTTGTCTCAGCAATTGGGTGACTCGTACAAGAACAATAATCTTCCGCACGTCGCAGTCCGTGATAAGATGCGGGCTCGTCGCCCAGGGTCTGAACCACAATCTGGAGATCGTGTTCCGTACCTCTTGGTCAAGACACAAGATGCTAAGGCTAAGGCATACGAAAAAGCTGAAGATCCTGGGTGGGTTGATGAACATAACATTTCCATTGACTATCATCACTATTTTACAAATAAGTTCTTGAATCCAATCTGTGATCTTCTTGAACCTCTCGTGAAGGATCCCAAGAATGAAATTTTTGGTGACATTATTGCTCAACATAAACCCCCACCCAAAAAGAAGGAACCATCTTTGAGTGGTATGAAGAAAGAAGATCTCATCAAGGAGTGTCAACGCCTCGGTCTCGATGATACCGGTAAAGTTGCAGACCTTAAGGAACGGATCAAGGCTAAGCGTTCCGTCGAAGACATATTTAAAAATTACGAACAAACTTAAAATAAGATGGAGCGTCTGAACGCCATATTTGAAGATGAAGTTCGAAAAAGAGTAGCCATAGAAGCTAAGAAGATCAAAGAAGAATACAAGGAGCTTTTGAAAAAGGCCAAAGAAGAATTTAAACAACAGCTTTTGGAGTCTAAAGAAGGTTTGTCTAGACAAAAGAGTGAATGTCATTCCGAATTGAGGGTCGCAAAGGACGAATACAAAAAGGGTATCAAAAAGAACAAAGAAGAATACAACCTCGAGATTCGAAAATACCAAGACGACTACCGTGAAAAGATTAAGAAATGTCACGTGGACTACAGTATTTACCTGAAACAAGTATCCGAAAACTATGGTATACCTTATAGACTTTTGATTCGCGACGCACCAAATGAAGATGATATCATGTGTAAAGGTATTCGATCAAATGGGACACGGTGCAATGTTCGAGCAAAGAAAAATGGGTACTGCAGCTTTCACCAGTCTCAAGTGTCTCGGTCAAGTATAGTCGAAATGGTGAATGACCCACCCCCACCACTTCCAGAAAGAAAGGGGCTTATAGATTACAGTACAATGATGTAGTAATGAGTAAAACAGACATTCTGCTATCTTCCGTAAATGACTTCTATTCCGACGAAAAGAATAAAACTACATTGATGAGTATCCTTGATAAATCGAGTGGCATCTCACTTCGAAACATTGAATGGTTCATCACGAATTATGCAAAGAAGACGAACTTGACGTACACGACGAATAATGGTAAATTGTTTACCGTGCACTGTGCATATAAGTCAAGTTTGGATGGTTACAGTAAAAAGTTATTCGATCCATTTTGTCGGTCATCTAAAATTAGTTACACGGTTCCGGGGACGGACCGTGAAATTCAAACAACCTTGGCTCAACTAAACTTTATTAAGTGGTGCATCAAGAATAGAATTATTGATTACATCTCTGAAAACAAAGACAATCTTTTTAGTAAACGAGTTTCATAAATCCATTTTCAAACTCAAATGTTTGGTAGCCGGTGTAATAAATATACAACCTATATGTACTGTCTAAATTTTCATCTAACTTTATTTCGATACCCGTCTTTTCTGATTGAATTTCACTAAAATCCAAACTTCCAGATGGATTGACATTGACTGGATTCAATGAGAATGAATAGGTATAAATGTTTCTAATAGGTCTCGAAAGGCGTCTATGATATGGCACCAAGTATTTGTAGTATGCGTCAGTAGTACTTGAAATGTTTGGAAGATCAACGCCTTGAATATAGAACCGCGCATCTTTCATGACGGGATTGAAAAATGTAAATGTCTGATCAAAGTCTGGATTTTTTGAAAAATTGAACCTATTTTGAATGTAGTAGTAATCATTTTCGACTGCATCCGGAACACGGAAAACTGTTGTATCAAGTTCAATGCTATAAGACTGCGTGAACGTATCCTGTTCGAGACTTACAAAATCCGAAATTTTTTCGGATGCGACGAGAACTGACGTTTCATCATTTTTGATAATGTCAAATGCGGGTATGTTTGTAAGAAGTCGCGAACCATCTGCTCGACTTGATTCTTCGGTATAAAATTCAAATGAAAACTTTTCAATAAAGGTGTTCGATGGGACTGTGACGGTGATGATGGGGTCACCAGGGTTTGTGGCTGCGTTCACCCATGGTACAATATTATACTCAGTGTCAAATACTTTGGTACCCGCGAACTCTGTCGTTCCATTACCATTGAGTGTGACTGTTCTAAAATTTACTCTCGAGAATGTTGACACACCATCCTGCGTCAAGACACGGAAAAATGATAGATTTTTCAAAGTGAAATCACCGTTATACTCGCGTACACGTATTTCGTATGTGTCAGTATCATTCGGAACGGTCGTGACAGATGTGTCTTCAAAATTTAAATTTCTGAAAAACCAGTGAAGAGCCTTGACACGATTATTCGGAATTAAGTTTGTTCGGACGACATCAACACCTGGCACCGTTTCAATAGTTGGGTGACGACGAACGACATCAGTAATCATTGTATAGTCACGATTCTTCAAGTAAAGTCTTTCGACTGGGTCAATAGTAAACTCTTCTGTAATAATCTTAAAGTCATCGAGTGTGATCACGGAGTCATAGGTTGTAAAAAATTCTTGTGGATGAAATTCGAATTCAAATTCAATCTTTTGTTTGTGAATGGCACACAGCGGAAAGTATGGTCTGTTGGGTTCATTCGTTACGTACTCATCACTTGAATATTTTCTTGAAAAGAAAAATGGTAACGGCACGACAACATCTGATTCATATTCCGCATAGACGGGATTTTTACTTGCAGAATCAAATGGAATCATTCTGTTCAAAACGAAACGATTGGCAACCTTTTCGGATGATTCAAGATAGAGTTCATCATAGATGACCATCCAGTCATCATAAATTTTCTCAACTTCAATCTCATCGACACGCATTGTCACAGACTTAATTAAGTGACGCCCAACTTGATCTGAATAATTTTTACCTTCACCCGTTGGTAATCCCGGCAACTTAAAGACTGCATACATGTTACTCAACAAGTCACCCATATTTTGTGGATTGAATGTAACCTTGATGCGTTCATTAAATGGCCACGTCGGGGAAGTTGGTGCGCGATTTATTACTGTAGTTCTATGAAACTTTGTAAAGTTGGAATGTCTTTGGATGTTATAATTAAAAATTGACTTGTCTACATCACTTGTTAACAAGTATGTGTCCTGTTTGCCGATGGCGTTGAGTGACACTCCGGCACCACTTGTTGTGGGCATCTTAACTAATGTCTACATATTTTTAATGTCTAGTTTCCACATGTCGACATGCTTTGTCGCCTTCAATGTTTCAAGTTCACGTTGAAGGTCTTGAGACTCCTTGAGTAACGCATCGACTGATTCAGCTGTGTACTGATATGTCTTGATGTTCAAAAGATAATCATAGGTTCCATCCACTCTTGGAAAAATTTTGGACAACTCATCTTCGAGCACACTTCTCTTCTTCTTGAAAACTACAATTTCACCCGAGATTACCATCGTGACAAACTTTGATTTCATGTCACACATCATTGATCGTTGTTCCAAAGTTTTGACCATGTGCTCTTTTCTTCGGTGGTAAGCATCAAGTCTCACGTCAATGAAATCTTCTAAAATTTCTTCCGGGCTGGCGTATTTGTGGATACCCCGGATCGGGTGGAACAAATGCATGTTCGAAGTTCTAAAAGTTTTTTGGAGTTTAAAATCTTTTTGAATATCTTTACCATTGTACCCAGAAATCATAAAGTTGACATTATCGGTCGTACTATTGTTGGTGTATCCAGTGATGATTTTCTTTTCAGACATGGTATCTAAGTATTCTTTGAAATCTTGAGTCCATCGTCCAGGTGGTAACTCGGTGACATGTATATCATTGCCAACCATGGACCAAATACCTTCGGTCATCCATGTATCATCTTTTTCAAAAACTTTCCCCTTGAAACCTCTGAACCATGGCTTCATGGGTTGTATGGATTGTCCTTCCAACTTTCGAAGAATATTCTTTTTGATGTCGTCTGGATTGAAAGGTGGAACATAACAACTGAATCCAGTTCCAATACCTTCGGTTCCATTGACAAGTACCATTGGTAATGTTGGAATGTAATAGTCCGGTTCGATGGAACGACCATCATCATCGAGGTAATTCAAGATTGGATCATCCTTCGGATCAAAAATTTTTCTAGTCTCTTTGGATAACTTTGTAAAGATATACCTAGTCTGAGACGCGTCTTTACCACCCATGAGTCTTGTTCCAAATTGTCCACATGGTTCAAGCAAGTTGATATTGTTCGATCCCGTGTAGTCATTGGCCAACTTGACAATTGTTTCTGCCAGAGATACTTCACCGTGATGGTATGCACTCTTGTCGGCAACATATGCTGCGAGCTGAGCAACTTTCATTTCGTCTCGAAGATTTTTATGAAAGCATGCGTACATAACTTTTCTTTGAGAAGGCTTAAGACCATCGACCGCATGAGCGATTGATCTTTTCAAGTCTGCCAAACTAAAGTTCACCAAGTCTTGTTTGACAAAGTTTGTAATCCCAAGATTTTTGATGGACCCATACGGAACTTCTAAATCTGAGGGTTCCTTGACACTACTTTCCAAAAGCCAGGACTTTCGATCATCAGCTTTAGTCTTGTCAAACGCGAGAACTATGGAAGCATCTGTCATGGTATCGACATCAAACTTGACAGTCAAGTCTTCAATCTTTTTGAAATATTCTCGAGCTTCGGCACTCGTACTCGTACCGAGACCCTTGTAGTACTTGATCTTCCATCCGGGTTGACCATCACCATACCATGTTCTGAATGCAGAGTCGGTATAGAAAGATTTTGATTGACTACCCTTTGAAGCCTTAATGATTGGAGTGACCATGGAGACAACAAAATTTAATTTCAAAAGTGAAGGCCAAAAGTAGTGGATCATATTTAGGATGAGACCCTTGATATGTGATCCATCGTTATCTGCGTCAGTCATGATCATGAGGCGACCATATCGAAGTTCAGAAACATCTTGGTACTCCTTGCCTTGTTGAAGTCCCAAAATCTTTTTGAGATCATTGAACTCTTGGTTTGATGTGAGTTGAGCCACCGAAGCATCTCGAACATTTTTACATTTACCCCGAAGAGGGAACACACCATAGTAATCTCGACCAACCACTGAAAGACCGGCGACTGCCAAAGTCTTAGCCGAATCACCTTCGGTCACGATGAGTGTACACTTTTTGGATTGAGCCGTCCCAGCTTTATTCGCATCATCCAACTTGGGAATACCGGTAATTTTAGACTTGCGAGCACCGTCCGTCTTCTTGAGTTCCTTCATCTCCTTGAACTTTGAGAGTGCTGTGAGTTCATCACTGATACCAGTCTTGAGAGCATTCTTCACAAAGTTTTTGGGTGGTTCAAACTTACTTCCAAAGTCCTGAGCCTTTGATGTACATTCAGATTTGACTTGACTTGAAAATGTC